ATGGGTGCATAGACAATTCCATTAGCTGCAGGTCTAAAAAACCGTTTCAAAAATGTGACTTCTTCTTCGGGAACAAACTCTCTGCAAATTATGTTCTTTTTTGGATCAGTAAAAACTATTCCATGTGCTGCAAACCAGTTGGATATCTTAATCATGTTAAACCATTCTTTTATCTTATCCGCTGTAACCACTACTACATCATCACCATACTTTAAAGTGAAAGAATTATCATAGAAACCTTGTATCGTAGCTTCTAGTATATCATGTTGTTCTGCAAGATCAAGATAGCACAACAAAATGTATAGTTCGTTAATAATGGTGTTTTTTGCTGCTGTGTCAGGTGCTCCTGATGCTTCACCTCTTCCCACTTTATACAAATCCGTCTGTACTAACAAAGTAGGGAAACAACCATCTTCAAAAAGTGATTCATAGCAGCCACGATGTTCTTCCATTTCCGGACACCAATGTATCATCCAATCCATTCCTCTTTCTAGACAGAATCTTACTAATCTGGGGTGCAACATACCGTCGAAATTACTATAATCTCCGGCAATGAAGTTAGATCCAACCTTACACATTTTTCTAAACCAAATGGTCCAGTCATATGAGTGAGGATTAGTTCCAACTCCAAATCCATGTTTGTACTTGTCTTTCTGCAAAGCAGCCCAAAAATCCAAAAAGTGCATTCTATAATAGATGGTATAATCCTTTGGTCCAGCACAAAAAATGCGAGTTTTCCAAACTTTTAATTTTCTCTCGTCTTTTGGTGTAACAACAAAAATGGTGGTAGTGAGTTTGCCGTTCTTTGCATCAACACATCGTTGTTCTATTGCTTTACGAATATTTGAATCAATAAGAATAAGTGAACCATCTGGGTTTTCTTTGAACATCCATTGTGAACCTGACATTCCTGCTGGTCTTCTTAAAATCCATGGATACCCCTCTGATGATTTAGGATTCACCCGATTATAACCTTCAATTTCCAGATTTCTGGTAGCTTCATCAATGGTCATCATATGATCGGTTCTTCGGACTGGTCGAAATCCAAAATAACGAGTGTTCCAATATTCTTTTATGTCATCAAGATGTTTAAAAGGTAAGTCTATGGGCTTGCCATTGAATTTACTCATAGCGAAGTGTAAAGGCTTAAAACCGGCTGGTAAGCGATCGTCTTTTGGTGACATTGCTGAAGGTTCTGTTTTATGATCAAAGACTTT